AGTAACCAGTAATCAAATCCGTGCTTGCCGCTGTAACACTGGTTAGTTTGTAATACCACTTGTCGTTCGCATCCTTTGGCGAAACAGTGGTTGTGGCTTCGATAGTTTTAGCTATCTCGTCCGGTAGTATTGTGGTCTTCATGATCACTGTTGCTGCATCTGCCATGATTATTCTCCTCTATCAGCTATTTTGCAGATTTCTTGGCTGCTGGTTTCTTAGCGGGAGCCTTTTTCTTGGCTGCAGCCTTCTTAACGGGTTTCTTTTCCTCTACAGGAACTTCTTCCCAAGCTTCATTCACATCAGGAGTAGAAGGATCATCAGCTTTTAGCCTCCCCTTTTCATCACGAGCGCGAACAAATTTCGTTTTTACTACTGTTTCGGCGTCACGCATCGCACGTTTTGCAGCGCGAATTTGCTCAACCACTTTTTCTCTAACAGATGATGCCATTATCCTGTTCCTTTCATACGGGCATTCAGAGCGGCAATATCTCTTTGAGTTTGTACTCTATCTTCAGCCACCCTAGTTTTGTCAGCAAGTGCTTCTTCTTGAAGCTCTATACGGCGATTAGCCAATTGAGCATCCATCGCGTCACGGTCAGCTTCAAGACCTTGCTTCACCTCAAATTCTTGAGACTTGCGCTCCATATCTGCCGCTTTTAACTGCAATTCCTGCTGTCGAATTGCAACTAATGGATCTTGTTGTTCCTCTTGAGGCTCTAGTGTCTGTGCGTACTGCTCTGTCATATCTGCTATCAGCATCGCTGCTTGACGTTCTATAGCAGGCTGTAGCATCTGCATAGCCTCTGGGTTTTGTTGTACTTCTGGTCCTGCTTGCTCCATAACCATCTGTTGTGCTTGCTGTTCTGCCAACAATCCAATGTGTTCTTGAATATGACCCTGCAGCGTTATCATAGCCTGTGGGTTTGTCTGCACAGATGGTGTGGACATAATAGCCAAGTGTGTCTCCATATGAGCCTTGTGATCTTGCTCTGGAAATGCCTGAAGCATACCGCCAGTCAATGCCATCTTGTTTTCCATAGCTGGGTTCATCGGCTGTGGCTGCGGTGGTATCGGTAATATTGAATCAATGTTGCTAACGCCTAACGCCTCGTACATCTTGCGATACGCTTGATACAACCCTTGTGGTCCACCATGAATTTGCGGATTAGACTGCACTAATTGTAATTGTGTTTGCGCAAGAGCAATGCGTTGAGCCATCGAGAATATGTTAGGATCGCTGACCGGAAGCACATCCACTCGCGCATCAAAGTCTTGCGCAAACACTTCGGGTCCAAACTCTATCGAGGGCATGTAAGGATATAGCTGCATAGTGTCTGCAAACACTTTCGCTAGAAGTTTGAACTCTATTTTCTGAGAGTAATGCATACGTTTATGAATCGCAGACATAACCTTCGTGCCACGCTCCATAATCGCCATTGTGGTGCCAACAGGTGTTTCACCACTCATTTCACCCACTTTCATGTCAGCCATAGTCGCAAAGCGGCGTCCAGCGTCCACGAGAGTGCCTAAAAGGTTGTATAAGGTACCTGAAGGCTCTTTAAACGGTAAAGGCATCAAAGAGGTGCGTATATCGGTTCCCGTAACATCTATGTCACGAAACTCACCTGGCTGTAACGGACTGTCTTCATTTTGAATCCTTGCGCCACGGGCTTTAAAACCAGCAGGTAAGTTAGAAAGTGTGCCTGCATCAATTAATTGACGAAGAATAGATGTAGACGCTTGAGCCAAGCCACCAATCATGTGTGTCAAGCCAAGGCCATAAAAACCAAGACCGGGCAAAAACTTGTAATGCACAAAGTATTGATTGCGCTTTTTCATCATGTCTTCTTCTTCGTAGTTCCTACGAATAGCCAACACCTCGCCAGTGTCCTCAATGATCGTAACAATGTAAGGTAGCTTCAAACCGCTCTCTTCACCTGTCTCATCAAGATCCTCAAAGCCGGGCAAATCCAAATCAGTGTGTATCTCATACAAAGTAAGCTCATATGAAGAATTTCCGGGATAAACACCCTGCACTTCGTTAATAGCTTCCTGTACCTCTGACATTTTTTCTGCAGCAGAACCATCTTGAGGCAAGTCTACATCACGATAAAAACCTGCTATTTGTAGCTTTCGAACCTCGTTCGAAGCCATCTTGATAACATGCGTAATTCTAGGTGAAGAAGCCAAATCAGTCGCGCCATACGGGACAACCAAATCTTCTGCATGAACAAACTGGCTAACAGCACGACCTTTTAACGGATCGAAGTAAACCTTTTTGAAGGTAGAACCTACAACAGGAAGATAAAACAACATCTGATCCATCTCAGGATCATACTCTTCCATATAATTCATATAATCCTTGACACGCTCTGCTTGCTTGACAAGCTGTTCTGTCTGCGCACCAACGACTTGTGTTCTTACAGGCCCACTTGCAGGCAACATTTCACGATAGGCTTGCGCCTGAAACTGCGTAACGCTTTCTGCCAACAGTGGATGAATAACGCCAGATGATCCCTCAAATGGCTCTGCTCGATCCTCGTACTGCATACCGAGGAACTCTAAACCGCGCTTATATGTGTCCTGCCAGTCTTGTCTGGAAGATATATCATCATCAATATCACCAGTTAAGTCAGAAGAAATCTTACCCAAATCACTATCATCCATAAACTCAGCTAGGTTTGAATTATGTGATATTTGTGGTATCTCTTGCTCTTCTGCGTATTCTCCAATGATTGCAGATCCGTCATCAAACTCAAAAACACCGGGATCTTGAGGTAACTCCTCAACCAAAACCTCATCTGGTTGTACCTCTGGAATTTGTGGACCTATGAGACCGCCCGGACCTGAATCTTTTTCAATAGCCATACCTATTTACCTTTTTGTGTTGGAGCAAAGTCCGCTCGACCTTGAGTATCCACAAGGGAGCGAGATAAATGGACTGGGAGGTCTCCATCATTCTTCGCTCCAACCTCTTCAAGCTCATTTACAGATTGATTAACACCTGAATTAAGAACTTGTAAATCTATTTTGACAATAGATGTCATTATCTAACCCCTGAGAACCTCGTTCCTGAAACCGCAGCTCCACCACCTCTACAAGCAGCGCCACCTTTTGTCATCTTCTTAACTGCACCGCCCTTTTTCATCATTTTAAAATCAGCGCCAGAAATTTTTCCATCTTTATTTTTATCAAGTTTTACTTGACCGCCAACTAAACCGCCAGCTTTTTTCTTTTCAACTTTTTTTTCCATTTTAACTCCTGCAGACTCAAGTAATCTTTTTAAATCTTCTTCGCTGTAAATATCTTTAGGATCTTGACCTCTTGTGCTTGGACTATCAGTGCTACCAATATTTTTTGGCCTGATCTTTGGCCTTATACTTTTTGTAATCTTACTCATACTTATCTCCTATGATTGTCCTTTGAATTTCGGCCCACGTCCTTTCATAACAGCGCCACCATTTTGCATCGCACGAACTGCGCCACCCTTGGCCTTACCTGAAGCACCGCCTACTTTTTTCTTTTTTTCCTTAGACATAAACTGTTTAAGATAATTGCTCATTTGCATAGCATCTGGAATATACTTGAAAAAAGTATCTTTTAATGCTCCTTCAGGTTGAGATTCTACAAAGCTCTTTTTCTTTTTATTAGCCATCAGTAGTATTCCTTTCTTCTACGAGAATACATCAAATCATCGTCTTCATAATCACTTGGAGTGGTAATAAAACCACCCTGTCTAAAACGTAGTATAGCCTGTGTCATCGAATCCGCCAAGTCATCATGTTCACCATTTGGAAAAGAAGCACATTCTTCTATCACTTCTTCAGCAAAATTCATCTCTGGTGCCCACACCATACCACTCTCAAATACAGGCGCACATGAGTGCATTCGGGTAAACTTGTCAGCCCCCTTGCCCGGAGTAAAAGGGGTTACAGGTATTCCCATACGCCTTAATTCCTGTGTCAACGGCATACCAGATCCTTTTTGTTCTATAAGTATCATATCAGGATCGAACTCTTGCCACAACTCATGTGCCGCAGTTTTTAATTCTGGGAACTCCCAACGCCCTCTAACAGCGTCCAACAAAACAATATGATCCTCGCCAGTTTCCTCCCTGTGAAACACGCCCCAAGTCGTAATCGCACTGTAGTCAGCCCTGTCAGACTTACTAAATGCCGTGTCATAACTCTGAATAACGTAACTACAGTTGGGTGGATCGTCTTTTTCCCATATATTCCACCATTCACGCTTAATAATCGCACCCTCTTCAGCAGTCGGGTTCTGCATGTACTGCGCATTCCATTTAGACACAGGAATCGAGGCTTTTACGCCCTCTAATTCATCTAAAGTCCAAAATTCAGGCCATAAAGACTTACCAGACGGCATAATCGCAGGAAATTCTACGATTTCCCACTTATCAGCGCCTTTTTCGCTTTGTTTTTGCAAAACTTTCGCCGTTAAATCGCGAATAGACCATCGTGTCATCACAATTATGATGGCACCGCCGGGCTGCAAACGCTGTCGAGGTCCAGATGTGTACCATTCGTAGATATTATCCAATGCAGAAACGCTCAAAGCGTCTTGTTCAGACACAGGATCATCAATAATAGCTAAATCTGCACCTCGACCTGCAAGCGCACCGCCCACACCTACAGCGTAATACTCACCACCCTTGTTTGTACTCCACCTACCAGACGCTTTTGCGTCCCCTGCCAGACTCACATCAGGAAAAACATCCCTGAAATCTTCGCTGTCAATTAAATTTTTGACTTTTCGACCAAAACCAACGGCTAATTCAGCCGTGTGAGTCGCCTGAATAATTTTTTTCGTGGGATCGCGCCCCATGAGCCACGTTGGAAACAAATAAGACGCAAATTCTGACTTCGTATGACGAGGCGGCATGTTAATAATCAACCGTTTTAACTTGCCATCTGCTACAGCTTGCAGCTTTTCAGCGTAAATCTTGTGATGCCTGCCCTCAATAAACTGAGGCCAAACGTGCTTCACAAACGTCATGAAGTTTTCTTGCTTAGTAGTCCTGTCATCTAAAGTTTTAAGCCGCTCCAACATGGGAGCGACTTTCGCTAACTCTTCATCTGTTAAATACTGGGTAAAATCACTCAGGTCATTCATGTAAGACCCCTGTTAAGCACCCATCGCCGCTAAAAAGTTATCTGCTGCTCTATTTAATCCAACGGAACCACCAGCCTGCATACCAACTGGATCATCAACAGGCTTCACAATACGCTTCATAATATCGTCTAACTCGTTAAACTCTGTGTCTCTAGCACGATTTAATGAAATAGATGAACCCTCTTCTTCGGCTTCCTCAACAGGCACACAAATGCCTGATGCGGGATCTAACTTAAATCCCGGAGGACATGGATCTACAGGTGAAGTGGACATCGGACTATCATCATCGTCCCTTCTTTGCTGTTCTGCCATTTTTCTTTGGTTTTCTTTTGCAGTGTCTTTTGTTCTTTGAACCCAGCTATCAACTTCTTCTTTAGTGTATTTGCCAGTATCCATAAGTCTTTTTCTTGCCACTTCAAAATCAGTGTAAAACCCAGCGTCAATACCCATTCTAATATCTCTTGCGATATTTCCGGGAACAGCAGCAAAATCATCAATAATTTTTTGAAGAATACTTCTATCGTCTTTTTCACCAGAACCAGTGCCAGTTTGACCGCCACTTGGAATAGTGTTTGGATCACCTCGACCACTACCTACTTGTGTCGCGTTAGGATCACCTAAACCTAAATTACTTAAAGCATTTGCAACATCTTCAGGTAGATCAATATTAGCCGCTGATAAAGGTGCTTCGTTTGTTGGGCCAAAATCATTTCTAGGATCATAAAAATCTGGGTCCATTGGTAACGTACCCGCTGGCTGATCTCCAAACTGCATAGGAGGAGGAGATTCAAATACATCTGGACCCGGACCGCCAAAAGGATCTAAAGGATCTACATAAACATTCGATGGGTTCATACCTGAACCAACAGGAGTAGACGGCGCAGTAACTACTATTTCATTCAAAGGTATTGGCGGCAAACCTGATGTGCCAGTGCCGCCACTTACAACCGGATCATATTTAAAACCAACTCCGTCAGAAACATAATCAGGATCTGAAGCTATATCAGGGCCAGCACCTCCAAATGCGTCAAGAGGGTCAGAGGCTGGAGTAGGAACTACAGGTTTGGGCTTGGGCTTGTCATCACTTGAACTGCTACCCCTAATAGAAGCCATAATCTCATCATGTGTCTTTACAGCTCTACCGGGAGTACCTTTAGTAGGAGCAAATGTATTACTCTTAGAAGCTGTATAAGATTTAAACTCAGGACTGCTGTAAGCATCACGATACATTTGACGAACATTACCACCGCCACGCATCTGCTGAACAATAGGCCGTCTAGCCGCCGTGTTCATCATCTGACCTGTAAAAACATTCATGTTAGCCATTTGATCAGACGCAACCATAGGGGGTCTGGATAACATCGTTTCCAAGCTATCACCAAAACGCTTGCGTCTATTCGCACTTACAGGAAAAGTCCCAGCCGCTTGCGGAATAGGAGGTACAGGCATGGGAGGCGGCAACGGATTCATAGGCTGTCGCGGCATCATTGGATTGGGTGGCATCGGTGCGCCCATTTTTACTGTCATGAATCAAGTCTCCTAAACAAACTTAATTCGCATCCTAGCAGTAACTCAAAATTTAATCAACACACTCCAACAAACCTTCTTTCATCATGCTCTCAGCAAGCTTGTCCCTACTCGTGTAACAATAAGAACCCCTGTTCCATTGACTCATAGAAATAGCAAGCCTGCGCATGAAATCACGCTCATCCTCACCACCCGCAAAATGCGAGTCTGCTATAAAAGGCACAACCTCTCCCGGAGTCTGTGCCTCAAACTCTCTAACGCTTCCGTAGTTTAATCTATACTTTGGCATTCTCTTTCACCACCTCCAATATACGAAACTTTAAATCAGGATGAAGTTCCTGAAAATATTGCTTGGAAGATTTAGCATCCTCAATATCTCTGTAAAAACCATCCGCAACCATAGGGAAAAGAGGACCAAATATATGAGGATTTGGCTTCTTTTCGTTTAAATCATAACCAAAAACCATATACCACTCTTCCATACTCTATATCCCTTCATTTGTGGTACTTTATGGGACATTCTAGGGTACCTGTCAAGGGGTTAGGGTACCTAAAACTTTTTCTGAGGTGAATGTTGGTGCAAAACTTAGTATAGAGTTCTGCCCGAAAACGCGCATATATAAGGGGGGTCATACGCCCCATATCCCGACTTTCTAGAACACTTGTTCGGATTAGCTAGGGTACCTTGGAAAAGTAAAAAGCCCCCCATGAGGGGGGCTTTTTGGCCGCTTAGAATTGATGTCCGAATATCGACTAGGATATTTCGGCCATTCTGCGCTGCCACCATTCGAAACGATCATCTGAAACGCCGCACCAAATGCTAGTTCCACCTCTGCGATTTTCTGGCATCAATCTAGTTCCTGATCCTTGAACTGTGACCTCGGTCAAAACTTGGTATCTAGTGTGATGTGTTCCATCGCCGTAGGTTGCGCCGTTGGCCTGTTGAGTATGTGTAACCACCGCAGATTGACCAACGCGATTGCGTATTTCTGAGACCGCAGCTCGAATGCGCTGCTCGGTCACGCCGGTGGCATCCATCATTTCTTGAGTAGTTGCACCATGCTCAGATCGCATCATGCGATACTGGACATTTATTCGGGATAGATCGCCGCCTCGGAATGGTGTTTCAGGTGTTGCCTCGGTAGTCGATGCAGTCCCTTGCTCGATGCGATTTTCAGCAGAGTGCAAAACAAAGTTATTTAGTAACTCAATCCATTTTCTGATTTTCTCATAATCTGTTGTGCCTTGGTGTTGTCTGAATTCAATTGTTCCAATGTCTGCATATGGTCTCAGATTGACCGCAGTGAACTTTGGTCTGATTGATGACACCAAGCGATTGAGTTCCTGAACATCGCGGCAAGCATTGATTTGATCTACTGAAAGACGGCCATTGTAAGTTAATGGGAAAGCATAGCGATTGTTGCGTCTGCTTGGTGTAACCAATTTATCAAATGTTGGTTGGTTCAAAAAATATCGCAACACAATGTCACGCACCAATTCAGCGTCAAACGGATCAGCAAGTAATCTATTACGCTGCTCGCGCTGTGTGGCATTGCCGTTTAGCTTGCCAAGGTATTTGCCAGTATCTGTCATGTACTGCAAACTTTCGGCAGTGAACTGATCAGGGCAGATACCTGATTTCAAAAACGCTGCACCAATGTGAACATGTAGACCGCATTTTTTTCTGATTAGATTGTTGTGGTCCCCTCTTAATCGCTGACGTCCAATTTCATTTATCGCAGCAGTTAATTCCATCAAGTAATTCCAAGCTGTTTGACTAGGTGCCATTGGCGCTGGAACTACCTCGGTGCAACCTGATCCATCATAGGTGACCTTGAAACCAGTCAGGCCCATTCTGTGCAGATCGCTTTCCATTGTTGAAACTGATACATCGCCAACGGTTTCAATTTCACATGAGAATGTTGGGATGTTTGTGTATGTTGCTGCTTCTGTTCTAATTAAGTTTGTCATAATATTTTCCTTTTGAATAATTGTTCAGGTTACTGAGTTAAAATAAAGTATCGGGTTTCTAAACTTTCGATACAGGTAATTGAGTAAATTTTGATACCGCGCTGTCTAAGCTGTGAAATGCAGCTTCTGACACTTGCAGCATTGTAGCCAGTCTTTTTGGCTATCTCGGACGCTAATGCGCCGTTTGGTCTGGCAATCAGGCCATATGCTCTAGCAATTCTGCTTGCTTGCCTGAAGTTGGTTTTTACAAAGTACATAATGTTTTCCTTTAAGTTATTGTTTTCATTCAGTTTTTTTCAGTTTTGAGGGCAAAGCTGTCGCCCTCTGCCTATGTTTCTATACGAATTTATCCCATAAGAAAAGAGAAAAAATAAATTTTTTTATTAATAATGTATATAATACCATTTTCGAGGTCTCGAAAAAGGCAGGAATAAAGCGGGAAAAAAGCGGGAAAAGAAAACAATTGTTCGGATTAGAAAAGAAAGCAGGAATAAAGCAGGAATAAAAAAAGGGTTCGAACCCGAAAGCCCGAACCCCGAACCCCGAACCCGAAAGCCCGAAGTCCCGATTTACCATAATTCATGATCTTGCCAAGTCCATTTACTTGGGGTTAATGATGCCCGACTAGCAAGAACAACTATGTCTTTATCTTCATCTATATCACCGTAAGCTCGATGATCGTGTATTTTATGTATAAAGTCTGGCTGCCCGAATACTCGAACAGCCGCTAGATATTCCCGATCTTCTCGGAACCCGACAAAATGAACGTGGGTCATTCTTCTATCTCCACTAATTTTATTTCACTTGCACCTTTTGCAAGTATTGCCCGTTTGATGCACACATTATCAACGTAGAAACGATATTCCCTGTCGCCGTTGTCGTGTAATCTATGGGTTGTTCGATGACTGACGAAGTCATGACTATTCTTCGCACTTGTTCCTACAACAACGTCAACCTGTCCTGTTTCTTTTACGCCGTAGCTCTTACTGCTTCCATAAATACACGCGGTTACTTTGTTCCAGATTGGATAACTCCTAGACATTTTATATACTCCTCTTTACTAGACTAATCCCATACTATCCCACATAAAACACCCTGTCAACAAAAAAGATAAAAAAATTTATCTACCTGTACGCCCCGCTGCCTGTAGGCATAAGCCGAACAATTGTTCGCCCGTGCTGGAAAAAAATAGCGGGGCAAAATCGCCCCGCAAAAAATTAATCCCAAACATTATTTGTTTCTATTGTTAACCGTTCGACAGTTGCTATGCCCCGATTTTTGTCTTTGTCGTACCCGACTATTGTTAATTCGTCATTGACGTGCATCAACTGTTCCGACTCTTCGCCCCCGACAAAACTTTCTGCATGAAGCATTGCCTGCTCTTTTTTGTCGTAAGCGCCGAGGATCTCTTTCGACTCGACTTCTTTTAGTATCCATACATTCATATTATATTCCTCTTCTACTAAACTATAATCCCATACTATCCCATTCAAATACCTTTGTCAACACAAAAAATAATTTTTTTTATCTTCCTCACCAGCGGGTGCTGGCAAATAAACCGAACAATTGTTCGCGCCCAGCTTAAAAAAAATGCTGGGCAAATTGCCCAGCAGATTTTTATGAATATTCTTTCTCTAGTCCATATATCTTTTTGGATTAGATTTTAAATCACATGAAAAACATCTTGGTTCACCTGTAACAGGATCAGGTTCATATTCGTTTTCACCTTCAAAAACTAAATCTTCTTCACCGCAATCAATACAAGTTTTTGTCACGACCACACCGTTTCCGATGTAGATACCTGTGTTCCAATCTGGCTTTACTTGTGGCGTCTTTACCATAGTTTTCTCCTCATTACTAAACTATAATCCCATAGTATCCCAGACTATATATAATGTCAACCCCTAAGATAAATTTTTTTATCCAGGAAGTTTACCGGGGGATCTCCACCGGGCGGTGCCCCGGGCACCCCGGGGGTTTTACAAACAATTGTTCGGGTTATCGCCCCGGCAGCGCCCGGGCACGGGATTCCGCCGGGCAGCAGGAATGAGTCCGGGGAAGATCCGGGGAACACCCCGGTGTGCCCAGCGGGTAATGACCCCGAACCCGAACAATTGTGCGCAATCCCGAAGATCCCGAAGTTGCAATCCCGAATCCCGATGGTACAATAACCCGAACAATTCATCGACTTACCCCCGAAGCCCGAGCTGGCGACCCCGAAGTCCGATCCCGAACCCCGAATATCCCGAATATTTCCCGCTGAGCGGGCGGATGCCCGACCCCGCCAAGAGATCCAGCTATTCTGCTGGGCTTTCGCTATCTTCTGCTACTGGGATTTGTTCGGCTTCTATGGGAATTTCTGCTGGTGTGACGTCTTTCATGCGATTTTTAGCACGTTCCATAAATTCTTGCAGTTGTTCAACGATTTGATCCCGAGATAAGCTGTCGATATTTTCGTGGGTCACATGGCTACGAGCGACCATTAATCCAGTTACCTTGAGCCTGAGTTCTTCGGCTTTGATGGCTGCGGAAAAGTTCCCTGCCTGCCATGCTTCGTTTCTGAGTTGGTGCATATCCCGAACAGATTTAGTCACAGAGACACCGTATTTGCTTTCTAGCTCCTGTCGCATCTCTTCGAGGCGTTCTTTTACCGTAGGGTTATTAAGAAGCTGTACAGCCCGAACATTGGCGTTCGAATACCCCGCTTCTCTTGCTGCTGCGGTTTGGGTCATATCCCCGTGAAGATAGTTATCGAGAAACTTCTGCTGCTTTGGATTGAGCCTTCTATTCCCGTGAACCTTATCTTCTTTTATTCCTACCTTTGGCATCCCAGCTCCTACCCGAACAATTTTGCGACTTATGACCCGACCCCATATTACTAAAAACGCTATGATGGTCAAGTGCTATGACTGTCATAATATCCCACAACATCAGGATTTGCTGACGACCCATTACGTCAAGGGGGGATGATGTATATCCCCCCCTATAAGGGGGGTGACGCAGTTGACGTAAATTAACCCATTGATTTTATTAATTTATTTACGTCAACTCGACTTTTTGACGTAGTTGACGTGATTAGTCTAAGTCATTGATTTTATTGAATAAGTTACGGCAACGTCAACCGCGTCAACTTTGACGTAAAAAATGTTGACGTAAAAAAAATTATTTTTTATGTTGACCTATGGAAAAAATCCATATAGAAGGGTGATATTATTTTGAGGAGAATAAAAATGAAACTTTATATGAACCCCCAAGGACAATGGGTTGGTACACAAGCGGAGGCCAAGAAGATTGGTGCTACGATGGTTGATGTGCCTACAGATAAGCCGAACCTTTTGCAGTGGTTAAATAACTGGACTGGTGCGATTGATACGGCTGCGGAGGAGGTTATTCGAGAGAAGTCCGAAGCCCCGAAGTATAAGCACAATTGGACAACAATCAAAGAGTGTGCGGAAAAAGCACCGCTCAAAGATTTGGGAGTTGCCTTATCAGTTTTAATGAACCGACTTGATGAAGTCGCGGACGAGCAGAGGAGTGCATAATGATTGTAGTTAAAGCCGAGGATTTAGATCCGATTTTAGATTGGCTGCGGACTTGCCCGTGTGAATATACGGTGAGTTCGATGCAAGGTGGAAACCTTCACGTTAAATTTGAATTGGAAACAGTTTCTATGCAAAAAATAGAACTGGCAAGAATGAAGCAATTGGAGGAGAAAAAATAAAAACATAGTAAGCCATGAGTGCTGAGAACGCCAAAGCCTCTTTGGGCAAAGAGAGGCAGATCATAATATTCTCGAACCTTGGCAGTGCAAGCGATTTACAATATTGGCGTAATTCCTTGTCGTGATTGCATACTAAGAGGGGAGGTTTCAGCCCCTCTTTTTTATTTTTGTGTTTGACAATACATCCCATAAATGATAAAAGGGTTTATCTAGTAAAGAAAGGAAACTATAAATGTATTACATGGCGTATGGTATGAATACCAACAGAGAGGCAATGGAGGTGCGATGCCCCAAGGCCAAGCCGATGGGTGGGTTTTACCTACCGAACCACCGTTTGATTTTCCGTGGTGTGGCTGACTTTCGACATGATGTCGATGCTATCTTGCCAGTTGTTTTGTGGGATATCACAGAGGACTGTTTAAGATCGTTGGACAAGTTGGAAGGCTATCCACATCATTACAATCGTAGGAAGGTCAACGGTGAGTGGATCATCTACGATATGAACGGTAACAAAAATCAATTGAGTGTACCGTCAGGTGGATATTATCACATGATCGAGAGCGGATACAAATACTTCGGCCTTGATGATTACAACCTTAGAGCAGCATTACGCGATGCTGACATTGTTAATTTAGGAGAAACAGCATAATGGCTTGGTATAAAGTAACCGCGACTATCGAAGTTCATGTAGAAGCAGATGATGAATATCATGCAAGAGATCTTGCTACTGACGACATGGACTTAGCAAACACAAGATTAGAAGTAGAAGAAGTGGAGAATGATAATGGCTAAAGAAAAAGTATCGTATAATTACCTGATGCGGATGGCTTCGGGTAATTACCTAACTGAATATCTGCCACCAGATTGGCACACATGGAACAGCAAGAAAGCTGACACGTTTGTAAAAGAAAATGCGTGGGAGCCTCTTGAACACTATGATGCTGAAGAGATTTGGCAGCAAATATCGCAGATGGCTGACCTTATGGAGAATTGCATCGAGCGTTATAGTGAGGTTGATCATGCTAACTAAAGATGAGTTGATCAAAGTTGTTCACAAGGCGTTGGCTGACAGCAAGGACAAAGATGTTGATTGTGAGCGGCTGACTTTAATGGAGCAAGATAACGATGAAGTTGTTTTGAGATTTTTTGGATTGGAGGAAGAAGATGAATAAGTTTAAGGTAACTTTTGTTGATATTTTTGAAGCAGAGAATGAGTCAAAAGCTATTAATGATCTTCTGTCTTATCTTAAAGAGTGCGTTGAAATGGAAGATGTAACCGCGTTTGGCTTTGAGGAGATTAAAGATGAATAAAAAATCTAAAAGTTTTACTCAAAGAATTTATCCTAATATTGGTCAAGCAAAAAGGGGTAATAGTTGGGTAAATATAGATGTTGTAAGCCAAAGATATTTTATTACCGATAAAGGTGAAAAAATTGAATATAAAGACTGTAGTGAGCTTAGGATGACGCCAAGATTTATGCATGGATTTATGCCGACAAGCATTCATTTGGGTGGCCTTACTACGGTTGAATTTGATTTTAAGAAACTTGAGGAGTGGTAAGATGAATAAACTTATTCGGCTTTTGGAACAAATGGACATTGACTTTGAAGATCGTTGGATTTTTGTCATTGCTATTTTTATGGTTGGCGTTTGTATTTTGGGAATTCGTTTTCAATGGATTTAGATCCTTACATAAACCGAACAAATTGATCCCCGCAGAAATGCGGGGGTTTTTTTGCCCAGAGGATAAGCCGAACAATTTATCGGGTTATTTATTTTGCATTTTTACTTGCATCCCATATCTTCCCATGCTATTTATTTTCACACAGTAGGTCATCGCTTGTTACCTACTGCCTCAAAATACTAGACTATAACCCCGATCTTAAACGTGATGTCCAAGGTCGGGGTTTTTTTATAAAATTTTTTATTTTTCTTCTTGACCCGACATATAAACTATTTTATATGTTATGGTATGTTTAGTTATTTGGAGGTAAAACATGGGACTAGATATGTACCTACGCGGTGAGCAATACGTTAGTGAGTATGATCATTCGCAGCAAGCACCCGAAGGTGGTAGCTTGAGGGTTGAGCGGCCTAAAATAGATGGCTTTGATATTTGTGAATACGTTCTTGATATGGGTCAATGGCGCAAGTTCGCACCGTTGCACGAATATATCGTGAATGAATATGCAGATGGCGATGATGATTGCCGCAGAATTGAACTTGAAGCCGAGCAGCTTCGCAGGATTGCCAATGCTTTACGGCATGACAAGTTGCCTGCTAATGATGAGTGTGGTGGGTTCTTCTTCGGGCATCCTGAGTGGTGGCAAGAGGAGCGAACGGAACGTGCGTGGGAACACGCGCAGAAGTTCGAAAAGGCGGCTTTCTGGATTGAGCAGAAAGCTTGGCGTTCCGTATATTATCAGGCGAGTTGGTGAGGAGAATAATATGCCTATTTATAGCGTTACGAGATCTTATACGGTGGCTGAGTGCCATACGGTTAAAGCAAAAGATCAAATGGAAGCAATCCAAATGGTGAAGGACACTAATGTGGAAACGCCTAGTAAAGAATACGATGGCGACTACGAGAGAGATAAAGATGGTTCAATTCTTTATACAGTAGAATGCGAGAGTGAATAACGTGTGGATTTGCAACAAATGCAACAAAGAGTGGGGGGACGATGATTTCGCCCCCGACCTTTGCAAGTGCGGTGGCGAGGTCAAGTTCATTGAGCCTCAAGCTATGGCTGAGATTAACAAAGTTCTGGACGATGCGTTTCAGAAAGTATTTGGGGAGAAATGGTAATGTCACAATTCGTTGAGATCGTTACTGATGTAATGGACAATTTCAGAAGTAGAATAGAGCGTTCCGAAGATTTAAACTTCGGGGTTCTTCAAAACTATCGTTATGCCTTAGAGGACATGAAGGAAGCGGATATGTACTTTATCTCCGAGGACTTCAAAGAAGCTTTGGCAGCTTATCATAATGAGTTGGTTGAAGAAGAAGAGAATAGCAGGGAGGTTATCTTCTCTGAAGATTGCAGGCTACCGTCAAAGCTTTGCTTTATCTCTTTGGACACATTCGACACAAAGGATTTGAACACTGGAGAAGTTGTCAGGGCATTTGGCAGCGGTCACGTTGATGGCTTTCTTTGCCGACAGTCCGAGGATGGTTCAGTTGCTATTCGTTTGGTAGCCCGAAATTCAATTCCTACTCATATTGGCAGCTACGAATTAAAGCGTGGTGGGATTAGGTTCCCGACAGAGCTGCACGAGAGATTGGAGAACGATGAAAGCTTTCATGCGATGTATCTTGAAATGATTACTACAATTTCTGGTGCGTTTTCTTTGATCAATCAGCCCCGATTTGTGGACGTTTTGAAGTCGGGTAGTAGGCAGCAGCGCAAGAGAGCGCAGAAGCAACATGGCGTTGACGTAGAGCAATGGCATGAAATCAGTTGGAACATCAATGAGCCTATCGAAGGTGAAGTTGATGAACGTGGCAGATCTTTCCATATGCCACTGCACTACACCAGAGGCCACTGGCGCAAGGCAAAGCCTCATTGGGATGACGTTGTGTACCGAGAGGATGGCTTACCATACATCTGGATTGATGGTTTCTGGTCTGGGCATCCTGCGTATGGAATTAAAAAGGGCTACCATGCCCCAAAGCTAGGAAAGGCAGCATAAATGGCTATTGAAGACGATACTATGTGTATGCACTACACACTTGAAAGGCTTAGTGACATCAAGACTGAGACTGATTTGAATGAGTTTAAAAACGAGATCAAGCACAATCTTGGTGTCAATGAGCAATGGCGCAGGGACAACCCTGCGTACCTTGATCTATTAGCACAAGATGACTTTGATGTTCTGAGGGCTGTTAGAACGACTAAGGACAAATACATTCGTAGAGCCTTAAAGAAATCAAAGAACGTAAGTTCTGCTTCTAAATTATTAGGGTTGAAAAATTATCAAACCCTGCAAAACTGGATGAGAGAGTTAGGTATTGAAGATGATAACAACATTCGAAAATAAGAAAGACAGGCCAAGCTTGAAAGATGCTCAAGCACTTGTCGGTGGTTTAGTTGAAATGGTTCACTTGCCACATAGACCAGAATTGCAAGTTCTTGTTAACGAAGAGGGGCTTTTAAAAGATTTGCCCCTCAATGTGGAGGCATCAAAGCTATGTATGCAGCCTATCGTTGGGGACGTTGTGGTTTTAAAAGGAGAAGCCCAATGGGACTAAATGACGATGATAAGTTTCACACGGTTCATGTGTATCCAAAGCCTGATCACTATCCTGAAAAGCGAGAGTTCTTCGTTGAGATAGAGGGCGTTGTTAAGAAGACTTATCCGATCAAAGCCGAGAGTTCTGCCAAGGCTAGTCAAATGGCTAAAAGCGAGTTCATCATTGAGTTCGGTGGAGACAAGGACAAGATCTTGATTAACGATGTGTGGAAAAGCAAATGATCGAGTATTACACAGCATTGGTTCTTTCTTATACGATACAAACGCATGAGATTGACACCGTTGTGTGGTTTGAAAGTGAGCGGCATTGCATCAAAGCTATGAGCAGCCGCACATTCGATCATATGTATAACCACATTTACGAGTTATATGGCAACGATATTTCTATGTATTGTGTTGTTTCAGATGCTCAATCAACAAAAATAATTAGGCCGAAAGTTCGGCCTAACTAATAACCCGAACAACTATACGGGTAGCTGGTATTTCTTGATTATGTTTTTTACAAAGTTTTCAGTTGAAAACATTTCTTCTGCGATCTGCGGCACGGTCATTTTTTTATCTAAATACTTGTTTACCATGAGCGCATTTTTAGACATCTTGGCTTCTGCCTGTCTTCTTTTTTCAGCCCGATTTACCGTCCGATACTGACCCTTTAAGTTGGGTCTTACTGATACATCTAATCTATTCCGAACATACCAGTTTTTGCTGTATAGATCCTCGTATCTTATTCGATCCTCTTC